TGATTTACGGCGTTTAGCGGCTTTACTTCCCTTTTTAAGTTTGCTAGGTTTAGTAGTTACTGCTGTTTGAATTTTGCTACCAGGATGACTACGGCGATAACTTTTTACCGACTTTTTACTCATACCACCTACACGTTTGTTATTGTGTTTTGACCAATTCTCGCCTTCATTCAATTCTAAATCACTGTGATTAAACGCAATGTAACTATCTCCGTTCTCATCACCTATTCTAATAACAAATACTCCCGCATCTTCATCACCCGATTCATCTTGACCGATATCCCAACCCATTGAAGTTAATGTTTTTTGTGCTTTTGCCATTTGTTGTTCTGTTCCATGCCACCATTGAGCAGCCAGTTGTTTTAGAATTTCTTCTTCATCGGGCTCATGGTCATCACCATTCCTAGGAGCAAATTCATTTAATGATTCGTTTTGTTGACCAAGAGGAATATTAGCAATATCATTTACAGTAATATTAACTAAATTAGTTGTTCCATTTGCTAAACGGGCAAACTGTCCCTGATTGTGTAAATTCATCATTGCATAATAAAGATAGTTTGGGTCAATAACATCTGTACGTACAACTTTAATACCAATCCTTGATGGATCAAACTCTTTAACAGGCTTACCCACAGTCTTATCACTACCCTTACGTACTAACCAAAAGTCAGCATCCTGCATATTGGTGGCAATTTTTGCTATGTCTTTCAGTCTGGTTACTGAACTCTCTGATATAATTTCGGTAAATCTCATTTTGTTATCCGTAAATAGTTGACTTTATTGCGTAGGTATGCTACACTACATCTATTATTTATCACTTTGGACTATTACTTTGACAAATCAATCTATCAAACGCATCGGCTTTGCTTGTAAATGGGCAGAAATCAACAATAAAGGTGAGATTGTTTCAGCCGAAGGTCTTAACACAGGCGGCACTACACAAGCATGGGCAAAGCGTAATAAGCGTGATGTTGTAGAAGAAAAGATTATGGATGTTGCTAAACGTAACATTATGAATACACATGCATTGGTTAAGCGTGTTGCTACATTAGAACCCGAATTGCGTATGGTTCGTCTTACTAGCGATATGTTCAGTTTCTATACAATGGATGGTTATAAAGAATTTTGGCATTCATCTGATGTACAGAATAGCTTAGAACGTTGGATGGCACCCATTGGTGAAACAGCTAGGGCTAATGATGTTCGTCTTAGTTTTCACCCAGATCAGTTTGTAGTTTTAGCAAGTGACCGTGAAGAGGTAGTAAATAAGAGTATTGAAGAATTTGAATATCATTGTGACATGGTTCGTTTTATGGGCTATGGCAAGTCATTTCAAGACTTCAAAGTAAACGTACATATCTCTGGTAGGAAAGGTCCTCAGGGTATCAGAGATGTTTATAATAGATTAAGCCCTGAGGCACGTAACACACTTACATTAGAAAATGAGGAATACACACATGGACTTACTGACTGCTTATCATTATCTGACCTCGTACCTACGGTCATGGACATACACCATAATTGGATCCGAGAGGGTGAATATATTCAGCCTACTGACGACCTTGTTAAAAAGGTTATTGATAGTTGGCGTGGTGTTAGGCCTACTTTACATTACTCCGTCAGCCGTGAAGATGTACTTGTCGGACATCCCGGATCACAGTTACCCGCTCATGGTGCGTTGATTGAAGCAGGACATAGTAAACAGAAACTTCGGGCACATAGTGATTACTATTGGAATGATGCGGTGAACGATTGGGCATTGACATTCTTAGATAACTTTGATATGATGTGTGAATCAAAGGCAAAGAATCTTGCCAGCTTTAAATTACATGAAAGATACAAATGTTTGACAAAATAAAAAACTTATTCAAAAAACAAGAGGTTGAACCTGTTGTTAAAAAAGAACCCAAGCCCAAACCACAAAAACCTCCGACGCCTGAACTTACAGAAAAAGAAAAAGCAACGGCAGCAGGTGAACCATACATTGCTATTACTAAAGTAGAAATCAATCCCGAGAATATCAATGATGGTGCATTTGATTTAGATTTCAATGACAAGTTTGTACTGAATTTAATTAGAGCAGGTTATAAACAGCGTGATGATGATACTGATGTAATCATTGTAGATCGGTGGTTTCAAACAGTATGTCGTAACGTGGCCTTAGAAATGTATGAACAACAAGTTGCAGATCCGGAGAACCGTGATGCAAGAGTAATCCGTACAAAGGATTTAGGAAATGGCCGTACTGAGGTAAGCTAAAAAGTGTTGTAAAAATACAACAAGCTAAAATTTGACAATAAATGGAGTTGGCTATATAATAGAGACTTATTAACTTAATTCAAGGTTTTTTATGGCATACTTATACAAATGGGTCAAAAACAAACAAAAAATTAAATCCACGCCAGTAGATAATAAACTTGCACGTACAAAGGGTAACTTTAAAGTTAAAAACGTTACTCAACTTGTAGATGAACTGAATGACATTCAAAATGCTGGCTGGCATGCCAACATTGCTCATTACGTGGCAAATAACATTTATTTTGACCTAGATAAAAAACCCAAACATGCTGAGATCGAACTGCGCTTGTTGTTAAGTGACGAAGATATTCAACGACTACTTGACGGTGGACATTGCGGAAATATTTCAACACCCGGTGTTTTTGATGAACGTAGACTGAACCCAATTTTTGCAGTTAAACTTCCCGGTGATAAACATTATCACGTTACTGATGGTCAACATACATTGGCAGTTATTGCAGGTATGGCACGTGCCGGTCTGTTAAAAATAGGTGGTAAAGTTATTGATCCAAAAGATTGGTTAAACGTAAAGGTTGATGTGATGTATGTTGAGAGCAAGAGCCTCAGCTTTGCACGTAAGCACTTTTTGTATATCAACGGTAAAGGAAAGAAACCTATTGAGGATTACGATACTCATGCAGTAAATACACTGTGTGTGCGTTTGGACAACGATACTGACCCTGAAGCAATCAAAGCAGAAGAATTACAATCTATTGCTGAAGAACACAACATTACTCCATTGTCAAAAACTCACCCTCAAGCAGAGGAACCAAATACTGTTACTCACATTAGTGGCATGAATGGTATGAGTGCAGATGCTTGGAAATTTATGTGCGAGAATCACGAAAAGTATTGGTCTAGTGAGAAAATGGACAATGCTGAATTTGGTTTGTTTGGTGGTTTGTATGACCACTGTACTAGCAAAAAGGCAAATATCAATATAAAGACAAAAGCATTTGCTGAATTTGTACGTGACTTCAATGCTACTGTTAAAGCAGTGTTTGTTAACCCAAATGGCTTAAAGGAAGCGGCTACTGATGCATATAAAAAATACTCATTAGAAACAATTAAGTATGAAAAAAGTCCTGATAAGACTGTTGCATTGTCAATCGTTCTAAAGATTTACAAAATGGCAGATGGCAAACATGTTGTACCCGGAGTTGCTTCCTCTCATGCACAAGACGGTCACGATGTGATTGATTTTCTTTCTGATGAAATTAAGGCAAAACTACCATGAAATGGTTTTATATTATTCAAACTAGTCACAACGATACGCTAGGTTTTGGTATCACTATTCATCTATCTAAACGATTGGTGGATGGCTATATCAATCCTAGTGCGGCTAAACAAGAATTTTCAAAGTTATATTATGGAGAAAATTTACACATTAACCAATTAGAGAAGTATATCAAACGGTTCTATAGTATGAAGCGTTTGAATTTTACTAACACCCGCACACGTAAACTTGAATGGATTGACCCTAAGCATAACATATCAATGCAAGAATTGATTAATGTAGTAGAGGATCGTATTGTCGGTTTTCCACTTCCAATTAAGCGTATTAAAAACAAATTTCTTCCATTTACTATTGACAATACTAGTGTGTTTAACACAATAGGAGAGAATCCAGATTTGTTTTTGGAACAAGTAAAATTGACAAAAACTAAATAGTAGTATATAATAAACATATGAAATACGCACTAATCGATACCGCAAATACTTTCTTCCGTGCCCGTCATGTTGCTTCACGAAACAGTGATCCTTGGGAGAAGGTAGGCATGGCCTTACATCTTACACTTGCATCATGCAATCAAATCGTTCGCAAATTTGGCATTGACCACGTTGTGTTCTGTTTAGAGGGTAGAAGCTGGCGCAAAGATTTTTATGAGCCCTACAAAAAAAATCGTGTAGTAGATACACAATCACAAACTCAAGCAGAGAAAGAAGAAAACGAACTTTTTTGGGAAACGTATGAAAAGTTCACCACTTTTTTGCGTGAGCGGACAAACGTAAGTGTACTGCGTGATCCTAAGGCAGAAGCTGATGACTTGATTGCACGTTGGGTTCACTTGCACCAAGAAGATGAACATTTTCTAATCAGTAGCGATACCGATTTTTTACAATTAATTGCTCCCAACGTTAAACAATATAATGGGATTACTAATCAACTAATTACTACTGAAGGTTATTTTGATGACAAAGGTAGAATTGTCAAGGATAAGAAAACTGGCGAACCCAAAGTGTTAGGTGATCCCCAATTTATCCTCTTCGAAAAATGTATGCGTGGCGATTCTACAGACAACGTGTTCAGTGCATATCCCGGGGTGCGTACTAAAGGTAGTAAAAACAAAGTTGGTTTGATAGAAGCATATGCCGATAGAGAAAAACAAGGATTTTCGTGGAACAATATGCAACTGCAACGCTGGGTGGACCATAATCAGGTAGAACATCGGGTACGTGATGACTATGAACGGAATAGAGTTTTGATTGATCTAACCTGTCAACCCGATGACGTTAAAGTATCCGTTGACACACACATTCGTGAAGGTGTACGCACAGTTACAACACCTCAAGTTGGCATTCACTTTATGAAATTTTGTGGTAAATATGAACTTACGAAAATTTCAGAACAAGCTGATACCTATGCGAAATGGTTAAATGCACCTTATAAAGGAAGTTTAGTATGAGTGAACGAATTAGAGAATTAATTAAACAAGTGGGAACTGATGTTAGCGGTAAATGGGTAGGCATTGATAACATAGAAATGTTAGCTGAGTTGATTGTTCGGGAATGTGTCGAGGTTACTGACCATTCTAATGTTACCGGCAAAAGCATAATTGGTGAGCGGATTAAACAACATTTCGGGTTTGAAACTTGGGAAAAACTAGGAGACTAAAATGAACAGAGATTATAACAACCTGCAATATATTTTAAACAAAACACCGGATGAATTACATAAGTGGTGGAATGCATTGGATGATGAGGATCAGGCATATGCTATGGAAATCATTATAGAATATCGTAAAATGCTGGATGAACCCCTAGTAGAGGATTTGTCTATTGCCCGTGATATACTAAAACAGTTTATGTTATAATGCCAACACTAGCAGAATATTTTAAAGCAAACCGATACTCGGGTAAATACAGTATAGGTGATCGTGTTATTGGTAAGTGGAATAAAATTCCCTTCGTTGGTACAGTGGGAAATGATACACTAATCAATGAGATTGAAGGTCCTAGGATTAGTGTACATTTAGATTTACCCATCAAATACAAGGATGTAGTATATAACGTTTTAATTGTTAAACACAAAGATATAAGGTTATTCACATGAGCAACGTATCCGCGCCCACTCCCTTACTTAATTATACCTTACGGTATAATATGTTAAAAGATATCATTGAAACAACAAAGAAAAATGATATTAAAAGGGACGACAATAGGGAAAAAGATAAGATATTAAGTATACAATCAGATAAACGTTTGGATCAACATAGGTTATTTTTAGAAAACATACAAGAAGTAAAACGCTACGAATCGTTAAAACTCACAAGAGAATACCAGGAGTACCAATATCTATATAGTTTAGGTACAAAGGTTGACATGTACATTTAAATAATGTTATACTCACACATAGGAATAAAAAATGACTAAAACATTAATTGCAAAACCCGTAGTTAAAAATCAATTCTGGATTGTCACAGATGGCAAAGAAAAAGTCGGCAATGTATTAGCTGATGGATCTGGTTTTGAAGTTAAATTGAATGGTAACAAAAGCCATTACAAAAATACTACAGCTATTAAACGCAAGACAAACATTGAATTTGAAACTGTACAAAAAGCAGATAAAACTACACATGATTTGCCCTTTAAGGTATATCCCACAACAGGCAAAGTGTTTAATAGTATGTTAGATATCAAACGTAAATTACATTTGTTTACTACAGGAACTAAAAGTAAGTGTTATCATGCCGCAGGATGGTTTGTAATACAACAGGGAAGTGAAAAAACTACAATATTTTGTCCCAAATACATCTTTATTCAACGATATCCTTATCAAGGTCCGTATAAAACAGAAGATGAAGCAAAAAGCATGATAAATAACTAATGATACATATTAAGCGATTCGTGGATAAAATAACCCTGATAGAAGGCAAACAGGGTAGAGATGTGGTTATTCCTATAAGTGAAGCCCGCGGATTGCGAGATGAGTTGACTAAATTACTTGCGGATAACTACGAACTGTTACACAATACAACTAAAGTAGAACCAGTATTTCAAGTAGAAATGAATGGTGGTAGATTTTAATGAGTAGAACACAACCCAAAGTATTACTTGAATTAGTAGACAAAGTAACATATAAATGCGACCAAATTGTAGAAGCCGCAGGAATATGGGCTGTGTTTTATGACGGTCAACCTATCAATTTAAAAAGCCAACATTACTTAGACAACGAAGCAACACCTAAGTATAAAAAAACTAGCTTTAGTAATCCAGGACATGCACGTAATTTATGTCGTAAACTGAAT